CATTACTTTAAATGTTATATATTTGCGCAGTAATCATAAAAAACTATAATGTTATGTTTAATAAGCGCACCCCTATGTTATGGCAGACTACAAGGCATGATTTGTTGATGTCTGTAACCATTCAGCACTATGTAGACCCTCGTACAGGTGTTCATACTTATATAGTCCGTTGGCGTGATTTGGATGACCCAGAACATTTTTCAGATCGTTATGTAGCTTTCCGCTCTTTCGCCTCTTGTGTTGATTTTGTATGTACAAATTTTAATGGATAAGTATAAACGTGCAGATTATCGTTATTCTCATTGTCCTTATCGTGATATAATCGGTTGCAATAACTTTATGTGTGTTGATTGCCCTGATGAAAAAGAACGTTATTTAATTTATCTAGAATATGAACGTAGACGCTTTTATTGGCAAAAATTAAAAGCTTATGAAAAAAATTATCCCTTTCCTGAAACAATTAACTCCTGTCCTTATTAGGTTGTCGATTGTCGGTGTAATTTCTATTAGTGTTACACTTTACTTTACTTCTTGTACTTCAATGCTTAAGGCAGAGAAGTTTGATTATCGTGGTTCTATTGGTAAGAATCATACTCTTATTGTATCTCCTGATACTCTTCATTCTAATTATTAACTATTAATTTTATTCATTATGTCAACACTTGGTAATATAAACAGTTGTCTTAACCCTAAGCTTATATATAATAAATATACTGATACCAAGATGTATGTACCTTGTCGTAAATGTTTCCGTTGTCGTGATACTTATGGTTCCGAGTGGTCTCGTCGTTGTGAAAATGAGTGCAAACAACATCGTTATAGTCTTTTTGTTACTCTCACTTATGATAACGACCATATTCCATTGTTTGAACCAATGATTGATGATGACGGTAATCTTATGTCAGCTTGGTGTTCTAATCGTGGTTTTGAGAATGGCAAATTTATTTCTTCAGATATTGCTCGTTCATGTCCTCCCGTTGGTATGGAAGACACTACATGCTTTGCTTATCCTTGTAAAAAAGATATTCAAGACTTTATGAAGCGTCTTCGCTCTTGTATTGATTATAACCTTAATCGCCCAAAGATTCTATTATTAACTGATAAAAGTACATTTATTAATGAAAACAGACTTAGATACTTTATTTGTTCAGAGTATGGACCTCGAACATTCCGTCCGCATTATCATGCCATATTTTGGTACGACTCGGAGGAACTCCAGCGACATATTACACGGTTTATACGTGAAACTTGGCAGAACGGTAATTCGGTCATCGAACTTATCAACAACTCCGCAAGTCGATATGTTGCGAAATATGTTAACGGCGATACTCGTTTACCACCGTTTCTTAGAACTGAATTTACCTGCACGTTCCACCTGGCAAGTAAACATCCTTATATCGGGTATTGTAAAGATGATGAAGAAGCGTTGTACGACAATGTCTTTAACGGAACTTATGGACAAGATATCCTCAACAAAGATACTGGCACGCTTGAATTTGTTCCAACTTCCCGTTCTCTTGAAAATCGGCTCTTGCCAAAGTGTAAAGGATACCGCACAATATCTCATTTTGAAAGAGTACGAATATATTCGCTTGCGTATGATTATAAGCAACAAGGCTTAGATTATATTGCACTTCTCCCCTTTTCATTTGATTATGCAGCTTATCCACACGTTGATATCCATGCTTCACTTGCATGTCTCTCATTCTGTGAGAAGTTTCATACTACTCCTGAAATATACGTTAATCTATTAGAAGATTACTATTATCATAAGGAAATGTATTTGCTTCGTACGCAGTATGAATATCAGGAAATATATATCAATAATCTTCATATGCCTTTGCATCACCTTTGTGATTTCGACTTGCAACTATTCTCTTATCTTCCTCGTGATCTTAAAAGTTTTAATCGGTCTCCTTGGAAAGATACGATGTTGACTTATGGTCTTAATTCGTTTATGTTGTATGGTCCAGATGGATTTTTGCGTGATGAAATTATATCACAAGTTTACGGGCAACGTCATTCCGAGTTCTATCGTAATAACATTGATCGTTATACAAAGATACATGAAGATTCTCTAAAGAATAAGAAACTTAATGAACAGATGAATAATAAGATATTCATGTAGTATTAATTTAAAACTTTAATTTATGTCGTTGTTTAAAATTCCTAGTCCTTCACCTCGTTTAGCCCGTAATGGTTATGACCTTTCTTCTAGGCGTGTGTTCTCTGCTAAAGCTGGTGAGTTACTTCCAGTTGGTGTATGGGAGTGTAATCCGTCCGAGCATTTCTCGTTCCAGATTCAAGACCTTGTAAGAACTGCTAACCTTAATACTGCTGCTTATGCACGTATGAAAGAGTATTATCATTTCTTTTTTGTGTCTTATAAATCTCTGTGGCAGTGGTTTGATCAGTTTATTGTTGGTACTCCAAATCCTGTATCTGCTTTGAATGGTGTTAATATTGTTGGTACTAAGCGTGGTCAGACTGATTATGGCGCAATCTGTTCTAATGTACCTACTTTTGACCTCCTGGAGCTTGCTCGTTCTCTTTATTCTGGTACTTCGAAGTCTGCCCCTTATGATTCTCAAGGTATGAGTTTTGGCGATGGCGCTTTTAAATTACTAAATATGCTTGGTTACGGTGTAACTAATAAAGGTAAGTTGTATAACTATCTTGACTATTTCGGTGCTTATGATGATAAGAAGCTTGTAGATAATAAAACATCTACCCTACCCCCTAATAGTGATTTTTTGCGTGATTTCAAATATCGTGTATCACCTTTCCGTTTGCTTGCTTACCAGAAGATTTTTAACGACTTCTATCGTAACCAAGATTGGTCATCTGCTGATGTTGCTTCTTTTAATGTTGATGACTTTGCCGAGGATAATCATCTTAATATTGATAGTGTACGTGCTAAGAAATTTGTTCAGATGCGTTATCGTCCTTATCCAAAGGATTGGCTTACTTCTATAAAGCCTACACCTAATTATGATAAAGGTATATTTAATTTGCCTAATTATGTTTCTGCTACTAATAATGCTGGTGCTATTCCTCAACGTAATGAGGGCTCTACTGTTTTATCTGGTAGTGGTTCTTTCAATGTTAATGATTTGCGTGCTGCTTTTGCTTTAGATAAGATGCTTGAAGCTACTCGCCGTGCTAATGGTACAGATTATTCTTCTCAGATTGAGGCACATTTTGGCTTTAAGGTGCCTGAGTCTCGTGCTGGTGAAGCTCGTTTTCTCGGTGGTTTTGACAATGCTGTATCTATTAGTGAAGTAGTTTCAACTTCTGATACTTCTAAAAGTAATGGTGCTGCCCTTGGTACTATTGGTGGAAAAGGTATTGGTTCTCTTACTAGTGGTCGTATCGATTTTGATGTTAAAGAACATGGTATTATCATGTGTATTTATTCTGTTGCTCCACAAGTTGAGTACAACGCATCGTATGTTGACCCATTTAATCGTAAATTAAAGCGTGAAGATTTCTTCCAGCCAGAGTTTGCCGACCTTGGTTATCAACCAATATTAACAAGTGATTTGTTATTCTCTATTCATAACCCTGCTAAGAATAGTGAATTGCCTCCTGCTAATGACTCTTATGGTACTAGTGCTGTACAGGTAAACAATGAAATTAATAATATTTTACTTGGTTGGCAAGTACGTTACAATGAATATAAAACGGCACGTGATTTGGTATTTGGTGATTTTGAGACGGTAGGTAATTTGAAGTATTTTACTACTCCTCGTTTTGACTTAGCCTTTGATAGGAAGGTTACGAAGTACCCTGATGGTCTTAATCAATCTTTTGGCTCTGGTTTGTCTTCTCGTCAATTCTATGTTAACCCTTGTGTACTTAATAGTATATTCTTGGTTGACGCTCGTGAGGCTGATCACTTCTATGTTAACTCTTTCTTTGATGTAAAGGCTGTACGCCCTATGTCGGTACATGGTTTAGCGTCGCTTTAATTTTTAACATTAATATTATTATTATGTATAATGATTATCATTTAAACAGAGTACCACAACATTTTGATAGTATTATATCACCTGATGTTGTTTGTGATATGTCTACTGATTCTGTGATTGGTGACGAATCTCATCTGTATGAAACTTTGTGTCCTATTAATCCTCTTACTGGTCATCGTGATAGTATGTTGTCTCGTTTGTTCTCTGGTAATGTTAGTGACACGGAGAAACAATTGATACTCTCACAACTTGCCACTCTCAAAGGTGTTAATTCTCCTCGTGACCTTTCGGATGAAGATTTAATTTCGTTGATTCCTTCTCGTTATATGTCTGACCCTGTCGAAATGGAGCGTTACAGAGCCGTTGTTGATGAGTTGCGCAATTCTGTTGAAGAGCCAGTAGAGCCAGTTGAGCCAACTCCTCCTACGCCTGCTCCTACTCCAACTGCTGAATAATTTTATTAGTCCCTACATAATATCGTAGGGACTTTTACGTTTAATTTAAAAATAATTTATTATGCCTATTGCTCCTTTAATTGGTTCTGCCCTCATTTCTGGAGGTGCTTCCTTGCTTGGTAATTTATTTGGTGGTCTTAGTTCTGGTTCTGCTCAACGTTCCGCTAATGAAACTAACTTGCAGATTGCCCAGATGAATAATCAACGGCAATACCAAATGTTCCAAGAACAGAACGCATTCAACGAACGCATGTATAATCAGATGCAACAATATAATACCCCTACTGCACAAATGCAACGTTATGCAGATGCTGGTATTAACCCTTATATTGCTGCTGGTAATGTCCAAACTGGTAATGTTCAATCAGCCTTACAAAGTGCCCCTGCTCCTCAAATGCAAGCAGCACAAATGCAAGCTGTTACTGGTCCAGGTGATGCAATGATGAATGCTGGTGCTCAAATATCCTCTATTGTTAATCAGTATGCACAAAATGCTTTGGCTTTGGCTCAAGCGAAAAAAACTGAAGCCGAGGCTAATTGGGTTGATAGACTTAATGCCGCTAATGTACTTAAACTTCATTCTTCTTCTCGTTTGGACGATGGTCAAAGTTCTTTGTTAGGTCTTGATTATAAGCTTAAAAGTGATACTTTAGGTAATTTTATTAAATTGTCTGATTTGTCGGTAACTAATGCTGAATTGACTAACGAGCAATTGGAAGTTGCTACGCAATCAATTCGCCTTGAAAATGCTCTTAAGAACATTGACTTAGGCATACAATCTAAGTATGGTGAACAGATGTTTAAGGCTAATTTGGCTAAAACTATTGCAGAAGCTTTTGCAACTAATGCTAGTGTACGTCAACGTGATGCACAAATTGCTATCGATAGACAGAACGCTAACACTAACGCTAAGAATGC